AAATTGGTGCTGGTACAAACATAGAATGTGGAGCTTTTAATCAAACAGGTACTACTATCACAGCCTCAACCTCAGGCATTTTTGGTGGTGCTAACCACGGCATCTCTTGGATTGCAGTAGGTACTGTTTAAGACTTCTTGACGTATTGAATTGTCACGAATGAGGTCTTATAACCGGATTGATCTGCGTATGTTTGGATATTGATATTGCTATTATCGGCGTAAACTGTCACCGTATAAGCTTGCTGGTCAGCGGCGTGTGGCAGGTTAATTGTCGCGCCAATACTGTATTCCTTTGCAATGCCGCGAATATTAATAACCATGTCAAGATTATTTATGCCGTGAGGTACGACTGTCTTACCAGCGGCCTTTAAGCCGCCCATTGAAAATGTCTTCTGATAGATTGTGCGGCCGTCAATCCACTTCATGCCGGTGTCGACCTCTGACGTACTGCGGTCGCCGCGAGCTGCTGGAGACAAGTGTCGTGGTAGGACTATACCGTGTAACATTGTGAGTTTTCCACAGGTCTAATAGATGTGGTGAAAAATATTGAAAAATCTCTGACTTTTTTCATAAAAAGTGTTGACATACGGCAACACGTTTGCTATACTTAAGACATGGTTGAGGGGCAACCAAGCAACAATTAACAATTCGGCGGCAAGAGAAAGTAGGTATAAAAATGTTCAAATCAACCTTTCAGTTTTTCAGAATTAAAATCACTGTAAAATTGGAGATTGTAAATAAACAAAAAATCAAAACTAGAAAATAAAACCTAGAAAACACAAACACTAAAAATAAACAGCCCCTCAACCGCCGCCGCCAAGAAAGGAGAATAAAATGGCAACATACACAGGATGGTTCTATCGAGATAACCAACCAACTCAAGAAATACAATTTGAAGCAAGCGCTGATTTGCGAAACGACAAAGAAGAACTAGAGCAGATAATGCGCACTGAACTTCGTAAAAGATTTAGCAAAAGTGAAAACTTAACCATTGAAGATATCTCTATTGAATTCGATGAAGAAGCTATGCTAGATCAGATTATCGATACTGTAAAGAATTTAGACAGATATAAAGATTATGAAGCAGTAGTTGATGATGACGGTACTATTCATTTTTACGATGATGACGATGAAGAGGCTGAGATATTCGTCTCTAGCGAAGCTTTACGGGAAGCTATCGACTATATGCTACAGAACTGTACAGAAAAAGCTGAAATTCGCTACGATGGCTTGAAATACTTTATCGTCAATGCTATTTATTAAATATTAACAGCCCCGCCCGAGGCATCGTATCGGGTAGAAAGGTAGAATATGAAAAATAAGCACATACATATAAAAGTTTCAGAGAGTGATCACGAGATGATCGTCAAGCGTGCCGCCGAGTTGAACATGACAGTTAGCGAATATATACGACGACTGGTCGTTGCTGACGTTGCTATTGCGGAATCTAATAAATAGTGATAAACTGCAAACGCATGGTTTGAACATCCATGTACCTATTCCGCCCTCTGAAAATGGGGGCGTTTTTGTTGACAAGATGAAGCAGATTTGCTACAATCGACGGTGAACGTACAGGATTTTCAGCCCGCCCAGATGTAAATCAGGGTGGGCTGTCTGTATCTAGCCTCAAAAAATTGTTATCAATTTTAGAGGCTATTTTTGTTTGTCAAGAGCAAAATGGCGTTTTGAGGGTAAAATGGGGAATATAACCATAGACGAGCGACGAATTCAGAAAATGCAGCAGAGATTGGGTAAGGCGACAAAGCTAATCACTGACGACAACTATTTGCCGATGTTCAGGAATCGCCAGATCAACTACGCAAAAGAGTTTGATTATTCGATTAAGCTGGCAAATCGTAAACGAAACCCACGTAAATATTTTGCGTTTATTTGGTCGAGTGCGAATCTGGCAAAGACGGTGGATTGGTTGCGCAAATTGATTGCTCAGGCGAAAGCCAAGGCGGCAGAGGAGCGCCATAAGCAGAAAATGCAAGAGCAGGCAGCCTTATCGATCAGTATTGACGGATTAAATAAGCTAGCGCAGATGAAGCACAGCTACAACCTGATAACGTAGCAATCACTGCTGACATTTTGACGTCGCTCGCGTAGCGGCTTGTTTGCGTTTGCCTGTATGCAAATATTATGCAATAATCCTAGATATATGCGAGTATTTGGGAGTTTTGCGTAATGAAAGCGGCCGTCTGGCCGTATTTTTTATTCAAATTAGCGCAAATCCGCCCGCCACCGCCCATTTTTGATAACAGAATTATCAGAAAATTAAATGTGAGGGTTCTATATACAATTGAGCTTTTAGAAGTTCAATATAAACATTCTATATAGAACTGGTTTTTTAAGTGGAGTTAAAATCATGACGAAAAATACAATTATGCCAATCGAGCGAGCTTTTGACGAATATCTGGAGTACTGCGAGTTTACGCGCCGGATGAGTCGCCAAACATTGAGCGCTAAGCGGTGGGTGATGCGAGATTTTAGAACTAGCGTGCCAGCCAGCAGTCTGAGCGAAATTACGACGCAGCAGGTGAACGACTGGATTACAGAGCAGGCGCGGCGAGGTCTGAATAGCCGGACTATCAATACGCGAATTTGCCATGTGGTGGCAATGTTCAGATATTTCAGAGATATGGGCGTGGAGATGCCTGAATTAAAGATTCGCCACATCGTTAAGCAGAAAGAGACCGAGCCGATTCGCCGCGTTTTCTACACGAGAGAGCAAATCGAGCAGGTGTTGGGATATTGCAATCAGATTCAGTGGTTGTTAGTTAAATTGTCGTTTGACTGTGGCTTACGAATCACTGAGCTGCGGAACTTAAGGCTAATGAATATCAGTGACAGGATGATTGTATTTACTGGCAAGGGTGTCAAACGGCGGGAGGTACATATGAGTCGAGAAGCTCGCGAAAGATTGACGCAGTGGATCGTTAGTCAGCGTATTGATGATTATTTGTGGCAGAAGTCGAGCGGCACACTGCTCAGCGTCGAGGAGCTGCGGCATTTAATGCGTCAGCCGTTCTATCTGGCTGGATTTCGCAATTTTCACCCGCACGCTTTGCGGCACTCATTTGCTACAGACATTCAGCGAAATGGGGCGACGCTAATGGAATCACAGGAGATGCTCGGTCATTCAAACGCGGTAATTACGCAGCGATATTTGCATGGACTGGACGGCCAGATGGCAGCGTGCTTTGAAAGATTGAAATTTAGCGCAACATCATAACAATAGAGGTAATGGTGCGGACTTTTCCACAGTTTTCGTATCATTTTTGCCCATTTTATAACGCAAGCGTATTGACAGAACGCTTGCGTTTTGCTATACTGAAGACAGTTCAGATGAGCGGCGACTGTCGCCATCAACGGCCTTTAACATCACTGGAAAAAACAAGATTCATGGTTGAGCGGTTTGCTCTATCATGTAATATTTTTCAGTGATATAATTATATCACGAAATAATCTTACATGATATAAACAGCGACTACCTCTGTTAGTCAAATCTATCGACCATGAATCGACTTCGCGTCGATTCTTTTTTTATTTGACGTAAAAATGAGGCTAGAAATCCTGTACGTTCAGCATTTGTAGCTTCATCAAACGTCAGAGGTATGTTTTTGGCAAAAAACGGAGAGTTGGCTAGGAATAATTAGCAACCACGTTCAATTTGTCAGGATGTACAGGCGAAGATATCTAACAAGTATGAGAGTGACTGCGAGCACTCTTGTACGTAAAACGAAAGGAGCTGAAAAATGGCAGCGAAAAACAAACAGATCAAAAAAATCATTAGCTGGGTAGTTGGTTTACCGGCGGCGCTAATTGCAATCAGCGAGCCAACAGACTTGCGCCTCTGGTGGGTGCAGTTCGTGGCAATCGCGGTGCTGGCGGTCGTATTATTCGCCAACGGCGTGTTCGACGAAACTATCCAAGAATTAAAATCGCGAAAGGAGATTTGGCGATGAAGATACACGTAAACGTGATACCGTCACCAGCTGAACTGGTGACGGTACATAAGCGCGAGCCTATCAATATGGTGATTGACAGGCTGCGCAAGTTGGACGACCGTGACTTCGACAAGTCGGTCAAAGCAGCGAAGTGGTTGCGGGTTTTCGACAAAGGAATGAAGTGGATTGAGGGTAAGTTTTATGGACGAAAATAGTTTGTTTGAAAAATTAGAAAACCTAATCGATCCGACATTCCTTGACCGTGCTTTGGCGGGGGAGGCGTAAGTGGAAAAACCTATTGAAAACGTCAACCATTGGTCATACTCATCGGCTAAGAATATCTATCACAGTGGCATTGATTACGCTGTAGGATTGAAACTTGGCTTGATCGAGAAAACCTATGGCAAGGCTGTAGATATCGGTAAATTGGCACATGCTCACCTACTTGGCGGCGAGCAAGAGTTCGTAGTCAAGCAATATCCAGACTATCGCACAAAAGAGGCGAGAGACTGGCGTGACGCACAGACACTGCCAATCATTGATGAAGATGAGTTTGAAACGATTTGCACAATTGCTGAGCGAATCAAAAGCCACCCGCTGGCAAATCAGCTGGTGCTTGGCGAGAACGCTCGCCATGAAGTTGAGCTCAAAGCCAAAATCGAGGGCAAGGACTGGGTTGGTCGAGCTGACGTTGTTGGCGTTCAGGGCGACGAAATTAAATACTGTCTTGATGTCAAAACCACCGCACGGTTTGACGATTTCAAGTGGGAAGCTCGTCGAATGGATTACGACTTGCAGGCGGCACTTTATTCACTGATCGCTAAGTGCGAGAGCAAAGAGTTTTTCTGGGTTGTGGCTGAGACGGTCGCACCATATCGCGTCGGCGTCGCCACAGCATCGCCAGAGTTTATCGATAGCGGCTTCGTGAAACTAGAGCGAATCGTTGGTGAGATCAAACGCTTTGACAAACGTCCTGGCAAAACAGACCTCGAAAAGGTCAACTTTAATATAAACGAAACCATGGACGACATCCTCGTTCTTGGAGATTGGAGCCAATAGTGACAGAAACAGCTATTCAAAAAACAAGCAGTACCACGCTGACGCTGCAACAGCTAGTGAAATCTGATGCGATCATAAAGTCGGCAGAGCGAACGCTTGGCAATAAAGGTAGACAGTTCCTGACCAGCGTACTAGCGCTGGCGAACAGTAGCCCGACGATCGCCGAATGCGACCCAATGACAACGTACAATGCTTGTCTGACGGCAGCGACACTTGACCTACCAGTCAACCAAAACCTAGGTTTTGCTTACATTGTGCCATACCGAAACAAGGGCAAGATGGAAGCGCAGTTTCAGATGGGCTGGCGTGGATTCGTCCAGCTGGCTATGAAAACCGGACAGTTTCAGAGCCTGGGCACGCGAGCAGTTTACGAAAATGAGCTGGCTGACGTAGATAGTTTTACAGGCGAACCGAAGTTCAATTTTCAAGCAAAGAAAGAAGGCAAGGCTATCGGCTATATGGCGTACTTTATTTTGCTGAATGGCTTTCGTAAAGCTGAGTTTATGAGTAATGAGGAGATTGAAGTCCACGCTAAAAGATACTCAAAAAGCTACAAGAGCGGCTATGGTGTTTGGAAAGACAACTTTGACGCGATGGCGAAAAAGACGGTCTTAAAGCTACTGTTAAGTCGCTACGCGCCGCTGAGCATTGAAATGCAAACAGCGATTACTGAGGATCAAAAAGTTGGCGACGAATACGCTGACAATAAACCAGGGTCATCACTGGAAGTTGAAGATGCTGAAGTAATTTTGGAGGAAGACAATGGCAGCAATCAATAACGTAACACTAATCGGTCGCGTCGTCCGAGACATTGAAGTCAATTCAACCAATAGCGGCAAGTCCGTAGCCTCATTCGCCTTAGCTGTTGACGGCTACGGCAAAGATGCCGACGCCAGTTTTATCGATTGCGTTGCTTGGAATAAAGCAGCCGAATTATTGGCAGAATATGCGCCGAAAGGCAAACAGATTGGCATAACCGGCAGATTGCAAACCAGAATCTGGGAGAAAGATGATATCAAGCGTAAAGCGACTGAAGTCGTCATCGATCAGTTCCAGCTTTTGAGCGACGCCAAGGGCGGCAATAACACCGCACCAGCGACTGAGCGATATGCTGAGGAGGATACTAAATCAGCAAGCACAACGACTAATCAAGCAGCAAAATCAAGCGAGGATGTCGACCTCGATGCGCCGATTGATTTGAGCGAAATACCATTTTAATAAATAAGGAGGGCTATGACGGAAACGAAGAGCGGCGGCAGGAAGACTGCCGCAACAATTCTCGCAAAAAATCCAAACTTCTACCGTGAAATTGGCAGAAAGGGCGGATCGGTAGGCGGCAAAAAAGGTTTTGCACTTAATCCAGAACTGGCACGTATTTGCGGTGCAAAGGGCGGCCGAATCAGCAAACGCAGATCTAAGCAAGACATTGAGTTGGCTGAATTTGAAAAAACCGCGCCGTACGGCAGATGTAGCATGTGTAATTTAGCACTCATCAAATCTGACGCTGAGCGAAATGACTATCCAGACATGCACGAAAACTGTATGTATGAGAGGTTTGGAGATTAAGGCGTCGTGACTAAAAAAGCACTTCGCAAGAAGCAGCGCCGCAAGCGTAATAAACTGGAGGCTACGTAATGTCCCTGATGAATTGCACATTCACCGTTCGCTGGAGCGACGACAAAAACAAGCCGCACGCGAAAACCTACGCTACCGAAGATGATGCTAAGCGAGCTAAAAAATGGCTGCTGGAGCATGGCGTTCGGAGCGTAGACATCGCGGTCAAGATAAATAATAAGCCAGCCGGCAGCCTGAAAGACGACAAACCGTCTGATACTGAGGCTGAGCAGAAAGGATTTTGGTGGGAAAAATGATCGACGACAATCAATTCGACATATTCCAGTGGGCGAACTGGGCTGATGCTAATAAGAAAGATCTGCTCATCGACCTGTTCATTTTCAATAAAAACTTTACACCATACGTGTTACCGCTGAAGACATCGGCCATAGAAGACCAAATGCGATCACTGTTTCTTTACGACATGATCAATTTTGTGGAGACTGAAGCAGCAGTTGGATTGTCTGTCAGGGACTACGCGACAAACGATCAAATGGAAAATGTTTTGCTATACAGCGAGCTTGAGAGCATTCAGCGTGCCGACACGCTCATCTATCTTCTTGGCGATGACAATATTGCTGAGTTCAATGAGAAAGAACACGAGATGAAGCGTATGCACGGTATTGTAGCGCGGTTTAGCGACCCAAAAGATCCAGACAAGACCTTTTACATCGCCAAACAGCTGCAGCGGTCGCAGATGTTGAGCGGAAGTCTCACGTGGCAAGTTAGCGGCAGTGACTTTGGCGAGCTTAATGCCGACGCAGCATTTAAGATACCAGCCAACAATCAGGTATTGATCGCTGGCGGGAAAGTGTTTGCGTTTAATCCAAAGAAGTTTGTCAATTTGTTCAAGCAAGATCCATCAAGCGACGCTGCAACAAAGCAAGTCATTGATCTTTTGATGAAAAAGTTTGCACTGAACTTGCCTGAGGGGTTGTCATTCGCAGAGTTGGCTGACCGCAACAAATCACTGACTACTATGTTGATGAAGTTGGATGTTGAGCATTTGCCTTGTAAGGAAAGAGTTGTCGATTACGCCGAGGAAATGGATTTGGCGCTTATGTCAGACAATCACGACGGCATTATTATCATGGATAACCGTGACGCAATGATGTTCGTCAATATTCTGGCCGACAATTACGTCGATAGCAATCTGACTGATTTACGCTACCTCGTGACTGGCAAGAAGCGGATTGATAGCGATTCGCAGATGAATATGAATATATAAAAGCCATTGACTAATGACCTATCATATGCCGAAAAACTGGGCGAACATTAACATCAACCGTAGAACTGGCGGCATAATCTGAGGAATAAAGCTGGGTTCCCGAACGGGAGTAAGCCGAAAGGTGAGAAATCCTTTGCTCTGTAATTATGCTGTCAACTGGCGACATCAATCCTTAAAGTAATTAACAGTAATGATATACACTTTGGTGTCGCCTTGCCCCGGTTCTGCGGTTGAACCTTAGAAAGGAAACCAATGAGACAAATCACAGTCATAGACTCTAGCAGCGATATCAAAAACAAACTCCCAAAAGAATATAGAAACATGAAAGTGAGGTTCTTTCAGTACAGTCTAGATGCGTTTTATTAT